GCCGTAGAAATAAGAAATTAAAAGGAGAAATATAATGAAAAGGTTAATGGAAGGATGGAAAAGATTCCTAAACGAAGACCTCCTTGCGGAAGGTCGCCTAGAAGACGCCAAAGAGAAATACCCAGATGACGCAGAATACATTGATCAGTTATCAAAAATAGATCCCTCTGGGAACAACAAATACCTTATGTGGATGGCGAAACAACTCGACTATCACACCAGGGGCATGAGTAATGTCGGCAAGGAAACCTTAGTTGAAATATTAACTGAACTCATCCAATCCTTCCATAAAAATATCCAGAGACTAAAACAGAAAGACATCAACCAATATAAATCCCTCGATGACGTTGAGGCTGCTATCGAAAAACTCGGTCCCTCTAATAAGCAAAAAAGAGAAAAGAATAAAGAAGTAGCCCAGGAAGGATCTAGCATTGTTTATGAAAGCGATAAATATCTTGTTGTAAGACCAGACACAGAAGAAGCATCTTGTTACTATGGGCGCAACACCCGGTGGTGCATCTCCGCAACTGAAAGTGCAAACTATTATGAGGATTACACGCAGCGCGGCAAGGTGTTTTATATGATCCTCGACTCCGACGCATCAGACAAAGACCCCAACAAGAAACTCGCCCTAACATATGACGCATCTGAATCCTATGGATATGACCGACAACCAGATCAAGTCTTTGATGCAACAGATTACTCTTTTCCCGTTTCCAAACTCAAAGGTATCCTTGGCGACGAATACAGTAACATTTTAGTGGCTACTCAGTCTGACCTCGAAAAGTTGATCGAATTGGATGAGTCGAGGATAAAACAGTGAATAAATTAATGGAAGGATGGAAAAGATTCCTAAATGAAGATCTTCTCGCAGAAGGTCGACTACAAGACGTCAAGAAGAAGTTTCCCGAGGACGCTGTTTATATTGATCAGTTATCAAAAATAGATCCCTCTGGAAACAACAAATACCTTATGTGGATGGCGAAACATCTCGACTACCACACCAGAGGAGCGACCGACACCGCCAAGGAGACCTTAGTTGATACACTAACTGACCTCATCCAATCCTTCCATAAAAATGTCCAGAGGCTAGAAAAGAAAGACATCAATCAGTATAAATCCCTTGATGACGTTGAAGCCGCTATCGAAAAACTCGGTGCCACTGTTAAGCAAAAAAGAGAAAAGAAGAAAGAAGAAGCACAAGAGGGATCTCGCATTGTTTATGAAAGCGATAAGTATTTTGTCGTAAGACCAGAAACAGAAGAGGCATCTTGCTATTATGGACGCAACACCCAGTGGTGCATCTCCGCAACTGAAAGTCAAAATTATTTTGATGACTACGCCAGACGAGGAAAAGCATTCTATATGGTACGAGACAACTACGCATCAGACAAAGACCCCAACAAGAAACTCGCCCTCGTCTATTCTGGGGCAGACTATGATACTCCGGAAGAAGTCTATGACGCAACAGACGACTCTTTTCCCGTTCCCGAGCTTGAAGGTATCCTCGGGGAAGAATACTTCAACATTTTAGACTCCATCGAGGGAGATCTCGACGACCACGGCGCTGGTGTCGATTTCTCCGACGAGCTTGAAAGAATCACCGCTGAGTATAATGAAAGGATGACCTACTCTGATATTGGTTGGGAAGAGTATGATTTTGAAGACTACTCTGTCTGGGGAGGATCTTCGATAGACCTGAAAGAAATGTTTGGTATTACCGAAGACCAGGTGGAAGAAGCTGATATTGATATCAAAGATATGGTTGAGGGGGAACTAAGGGGAGCCAACATTTGGATAGAAGATATTGATTGGGCTGGAAGTTATGATGACTTAGCCTTTCACCTCTACTACCGTTTTGATTCAGTCAGGGAGCCAGAAGAGTATATATCTCACGCGGATGAGTTAGAGGGGTATGACGAAAGGATCGGAACTGATTTTAAACAAAATATGATGATTCAGTTGGCGGAACTTGGCTTGGGTAAAGGCAAGGCTTATAAAGAACTTCGACAAGTCCTTGGAGAAATGGATTTTAAAGACTTTATAGCTGAGGAACCTGGCGAATCTTACAACACAGGCAATTTTGATTTTCACACAACCATCGATATGCCCCTAGATCAGATAATGCTATATTTAGAGGATCGTGGTATTGACACAGAGCCCAGCCCCTCTCAGGTCACCCCAGAAATAGGAACAGCTTATAACCAAATCGCAGATAGTTTCGGCTTAAGAAATAAAGAGTTTAGAAAAGATTTTTTAAAAGATATCAGGTCTATGCTAGAACGGGATGTTAGAGCAGCAGCACAATCCCAAACTTTACCAGGTATAGAAGATATTTCCAAATCTCAGCAAGGTGCTATTACGAAAGCATTGGGAGATTTAGTTTTCGATCAGTTGGAAAAAAAGTTTATTATTAGTCCTGGGACTTTTGATGTAAAGCCGAAGAAAAAGACAGATTACGGCACATACACACCAAAGTCGAAAATAGGATTTAAAACTATCTTTCGCTTTCCCTATGACCAAGTTCAGGATGAACTTGTAGGACCATTTGCTGCTTTTCTACAAAAGTTGGATGATAGTTATGATGAGTATAGGTCCACTTTTGAGCAATCAGTCATTGATCTTATTATGGAAGAAGTGGGACTTCAAAAAGTCACCGAGGCGATTGAACTCAAAAGAAAGGTTATGGAGGAACTCAAAAAGAGAGGGGTACTGTGAGTGATAAACTAAACGACATTGCTCGCCTCGAAAAGGCAATCAGCGAAAGGTGGGGCAAAGAAACAATACAAAATCCCAAAGCAGATTGGTCCGAGGACAAAGAAAAAAAATATTTAGAACAGATTAAAGAACTTACAAAGAAAACCAATCAAAGCAAACGAGCAGAAGAGAAGGTTGAAATAGATGGAGTTTTTGTTTCTTCTAAACTAATTAAGAAGAGTAAAAGTAACCGATCTTGCCCTGTCTGTAAGGTTTATTCGTTTGATAAAAAAGATGATGTTTATATGAATAAGTATGAATGTTGTTTCAAGTGTTATCTGGCGTGGATTGAGGACAGAGAAGAGAGATGGTTAGAGGGTTGGCGTCCAAGCGAAGAAGAAATAAATTACATTAAGGAGAAAGAATAATGGCATCCATATTAGAAATCGTAAGAGGTATCTCACAAGCAATCTCAAACACACACGATGGGGCACTTGATGAGAATGGTGATCCAATCAAGATTGGTCTTCGTCGAGAAGAGGGAGTGCCCATCTTAGACGAAAGAGTTATTGATGGGTTTAAAGTTTGCCTATATGGCGATATTCTAAAAATCAATTACTGTTGTGAGACTATGTTGAGAGATGTCCACCGAGGCGACTTTGAGGGAGATACAGATCAGATCGTGGAAGATATTGCCTCTTTTATCAAAAAAGAGTATAAAAAGATCACAAAAGAATCTCTTGGTTTAAAAAGTGTCGGAGAAATTGATATAATGGTTCAACGATTAAACAACAATCGTTCCCAACTTAACGCAACAAAAAAATATAAAGTTGCTGGCTTGGGAGATGAGGATGTTATGACCGAGAGCGAAGATTCTTTATCATCGGAGGAAAGATTGGATAAAACATTCCGAGACTTTCTTTCATTAGGACGAGAAGAGGGTGATAAAGCGGACAATGATAAGAGGTAATTTAAAATATTTAGATGAGTTATCAATTGTCAAAAAAGGAGATAATGAAGGAGATCTTGCGCTGCGGCAAAGATCCCATATATTTTCTCAACAACTACGCTAGGATTACCCACCCAATCCACGGGTCTATCCCTTTTAGAACTTATGATTTCCAAACAGAGCTTCTAGGGGATTTTAACGATTATCGTTATAACGTCATTTTAAAAGCAAGACAACTTGGAATCTCTACGATTTGTGCTGGGTATATTTCCTGGCTTTTGCTTTTTCATCGCGACAAAAATGTCTTGGTGATGGCGACCAAGTTTGGAACAGCAACCAACCTTGTTAAGAAAGTTAAACAGATTATTAAAAGCGTCCCCGAGTTTCTTTGTATCTCTAGTATAGATGTTGATAACAAATCATCCTTCGAACTCTCAAACGGAAGTCAAATTAAAGCCACTTCAACTTCTTCTGATGCGGGTCGTTCAGAGGCATTGAGCTTACTCGTCCTTGATGAGGCAGCACACATTGAAGATTTAGATACATTATGGACTGGTCTTTTTCCAACCATCTCAACTGGTGGTCGGTGCATTGCTTTGTCAACTCCCAATGGCGTTGGTAACTGGTTCCACCAAACCTATATAGATTCCGTAGAGGGCAGAAATGATTTTAAATCAACTGTCCTGCCCTGGGACAGACATCCAGAAAGAGATGAGGTGTGGTTCAAAAACGAGACCCGAAACCTCTCTAAGAGAAAGATTGCTCAGGAGTATGAATGCAATTTCAATGCTTCGGGAGAAACCGTTATTCACGCAGACGATATCACAAAAATGGAGAACAGAGAAAGAGGAGAATTCCACAAGACTGGATATGATAGAAATCTTTATATTTGGGAATCTTACAAACCAGAGAACTCCTACATTGTATCTGCTGACGTTGCCCGAGGAGACGGAAAGGATTATTCTGCGTTTCATATTATTAATATTGAGAGTATGGAACAGGTTGCCGAATACCAAGGAAAGCCTGATATTGATCTCTTTGCTTCCATCTTATACGATGTTGGGGTTCAATATGGAAAATGCCTCTTGATTGTGGAAAATAATAATATTGGGTATTCAGTTCTAACAAAACTTAAAGAGATGAGCTATCCCAACCTATACTACTCTATCAAAGGGGCAAACACTTTCGTTGAGGCATATCAGGCAGAATCAATGTCGAACGCAGTTATGGGCTTTACAACCTCGATGAAGACACGCCCTCTCATCATTGCAAAGTTGGAGGAATTCGTTCGTAATGAACTACTTATTATTAACTCTGAGCGACTTCTAAATGAAATAAAAACTTTTATTTGGATGAATGGTCGCCCACAAGCGCAGAAGGGTTACAATGACGATTTGATTATGTCTTTGGCGATTGCTTGCTGGGTTAGAGATACGGCGATTATGGCAAACCAAAGAGACTTAGAATACAAAGAGGCATTTCTTAACTCCATGACCAAATCGGGCACGACGCTAAACACAGCAATCCCCGGTATGATTGGTTATGATAGGAAGCAGGATATGGAAAAGAAAAGAAAAGAGTATCAACAATTTAGTTGGCTTTTCAAAGGATAAAGTAAATGGCTGATAAGAAAAAAACTAGAAATCCGGACTCACCTTTATACAGAAGGTTGACCCGATTATTTTCCGGTCCAATCATTAACTACCGCACACAGACACAAAGGCGGTTTAAAAGGCAGCAGCTAGACAAGTTTAAATTTACTTCAACTTCTGGGTTGCAGTTTAAAAAATCCGAATATAATCCATTTGAGACAATCGGGTCGGATTATATGCACAATCAAAATCGCAACGAGCGATATGTTGATTTTGATCAAATGGAATTTATGCCCGAGATCGCCTCCGCACTCGACATCTACGCTGATGAAATGACCACCTGTTCTGACCTGAAACCATTATTAAAGATTGATTGTCCGAATCAGGAAATCAAATCCGTCTTGGATATTCTCTACCACAACATCCTCAATGTTGATTTTAATCTTTTTGGGTGGTGTCGAACGATGTGCAAGTTTGGAGATTTTTTCCTTTATCTGGATATTGATGACGACATCGGCGTTAAAAACGTTATTGGGTTGCCCGTTCCCGAGATCGAGAGGCTTGAGGGTCAAGATCCAAACAACCCCGATTACCTCCAGTTCCAGTGGAACAGTGGTGGATTAACATTTGAAAACTGGCAGATTGCTCACTTCCGTATTTTAGGAAATGATAAATATTCTCCTTACGGAACATCAACACTAGAACCTGCTCGTAGGATTTGGAGACAACTTGTTCTAATCGAAGACGCAATGATGGCTTACCGCATCGTCCGCTCCCCCGAACGACGAGTGTTCTATATTGATGTAGGCTCCATCGCTCCACAAGATGTTGAGCAGTATATGCAGAAAGTTATGGCTCAAATGAAACGAAACCAGGTTATCGACCCAGATACCGGGCGTGTAGATTTGCGATATAATCCGATGTCTATTGATGAATATTTCTACATTCCAATGCGAGGTGGAGAAAGTGGAACCAAAATCCAAACCCTCCCTGGTGGAACTTACACGGGCGACATCGACGACGTTAAGTACCTAAGAGACAAACTCTTCTCTGCCCTCAAAGTCCCTCAGTCATACCTTGCTTCATCTGAGGGAGACTCAGAAGATAAAGCAACTCTTGCTCAGAAAGATATTCGTTTCGCTAGGACAATCCAGCGACTCCAACGATCAATCGTTGCTGAACTTGAAAAGGTCGGGATCATTCATCTTTACACTCTTGGCTTCCGAGGAGACGACCTCGTTAAGTTCAGCCTTTCCCTTAACAATCCTTCAAAGATTGCCGAACTTCAAGAGCTAGAACATTGGAGAACAAAATTCGATGTAGCAACAAACGCAACTGATGGATTCTTCTCGCACCAGTGGGTTTATAAAAATGTTTTTGGTATGTCTGATGAGCAGATTATTCACCAAGAGAGGGAAATGTTCCACGATCGGAAACTTCAATCTCTTTACGACGCCATCGCAGAAGGCGGCACCGAAGCAGGATTCGGTGGGGGAGTCGGCATTGTTGGAGACAAAGCGGG